TCAACAGATAACTCTCGTGGAGTATTTAAAGCTCCAGCTGGATTACAAACTCGTATCCAAGGAGCAGTATCTGTTACAGCCCTTACTAATGCAAACCTTGATAGTTTGAACTCCGCGAGCGCGCCAGTTAACGCTATTAAGTTTGTACCTGGTTCTGGCATTGTAGTTATGGGAGCTCGGACACTAGACCCATCATATGTGTCTCGTTATGTTCCTGTACGCCGCACACTTATCTACTTAGAGAAGGCGCTTTCAGACCTTACTCTATTTGCAATCTTTGAACCAAATGACCCTGCGTTATGGCGTCGTCTACGTTCAACGGTTTCTAGTTTCCTTACAAACTTCTGGTCACAAGGCGGTTTGCGCGGAACTACCCCTCAACAAGCGTTCTTTGTAAAGATTGACGACAGCAACAATCCACAAGGAACAATTGATAATGGAGAAGTCCATATTGAAATTGGCGTGGCGCTACAACGCCCAGCTGAATTTATAGTAATTAAAATTGGTCAGTTTGACGGTGGAACCACCGTTACTGTGGCGTAAAGGAGATAATAAATAATGGCAAATATAAATGCAGATAGCTCAATCACTCGCTTTTCTAGCCTAGCGACTGATCCGTTACGCGCGTTTCGGTTCATCGTAGAATTTACAGACCCTGCTCAAAACGGGGAAACAGTGTTCAGTACTAAGATTGTTAGCACTGGTGACGCTAGAACATCTACTAGCTCAATGTCTTCTGGATTTATTGGAGGCTTTGTATCAGTAGGTGGCCTAACCATCACAACTCAAGCTATTCAATACCGTGAGGGTGGTTACAACACCACTGTTCACCAGATTCCTGGAATGACAACGTTCACCCCTATTACACTACAACGTGGTGTTCTATACGGTAATGACCAAGCAATCACCTGGATGCGCGGTCTTTTTGCCGCAGCAGCTGGTGACGGTCTTACATCAGGTGCATTAAGTAACAAGGGATATCGTGTCAATGCAAAGATTTGGGTTATGGACCATCCAAACTCAGCGGAAAAGAACACACCTCGTATGGGCTTTGACGTTAAAAACGCTTGGATTACCCAGCTTAGCTATACAGACTTGAATGCCAATGATGGCGCTATCTTGTTTGAATCGCTTCAGCTAGTCCATGAAGGCTTATCAGTGTTCTTTACTGATTCCTTATACAACCCTGTAGACCGCACAGTACTTAACTAATATAAATAAAGGAGCATAATACGTGACTAAAATAATTACAGACGCAGAACTTGTACAGCAGTATGCACAAAGAGCGATGGAGGAGCCTGAACAACAGATTGTTACTAAGGCTCCTTCAGACTCAACAGTAAAGCTACCTGGCGGTTATGTACTAAATACCGGAGAAATAGTTAAGACCGCGGAAGTTCGCGAACTTAATGGGGCTGACGAAGAAGCTATTGCTAAAGTCGGTTCAACTGCCAAAGCTATCAACGTGTTACTACAGCGAGGTCTTGTAAAGATTGGCGATAAAGAAGTAACTAAAGATGATTTAGATGTTTTACTATCTGGCGACAGAGACGCAATCCTATTAGGCATTAGAAAAGTAACATTTGGCGCAGTATTGCCCCTTGTAATTCGATGCCCTCATTGCTCATCCGATCAACAAACGGAAGTTGATTTAGATGAAGATATACCTATTAAAGAACTATCGGACCCTATTGCTGATCGTTTTTGGGAAATAGAAACTAAACAAGGCACAGTAAAGCTGGGACTGCCTAATGGCATTACTCAAAAGAAACTTATGGATAACATAGATAAGACAAGTTCTGAAATTAATACCATGATTTTAGGCGGTTGTATTATCTCTGTTAATGGAAGCCCTTCTATTGGTGCCCCTACCGCACTAGCGCTAGGTATGTCTGAACGAAGTGAGCTACTTACTTCAATTGTGGAACGTAACCCAGGCCCACGCCTTGGGGAGGTGAAGAAGGTCTGCAAGGCATGTGGTGAGGATATCCCTCTACCACTTAGCCTTCTAGATTTGTTTCGCATATAACACAGGAGCTTACGAACGACTTCTTGATGAATATGAGTTTTTAACAAGAACATTTGCAGGATGGACCTTAGCTGATATTAAAGGCCTATCTGTTAGAGAACGACTTAACTGGATTGAACGAGGGCAAAGAAAAGTAAGGAGGTAATAAATGTCTAGAGAATCTATGAACATGGGCTCATCTAATAGTAATATTATTAGCCAGCTTAAAGCCACCATGCAAGAGCTCCAACAAGGGTTCTCAAGTATGCGACATGAAGCTTCAAGCTTCTTTACCTCATTAAATAGGCCTTCAAACATAGTTAACGGGGTTGCTGGTGGGAATGTTCACCCTAACCAAGTAGCCCCTAATCCAGTATTTAATAGTACCCCTGCTCTTATCGGCATGACTGAATCTGGAAACATCGTAGCGGCGGGCCCATCCGCATCTATGACTGCAGGCAGTGGGTTTAGTCAACCTACTCTTCCAGGCATGGAAAACTTAAGCCAGTACGTAGCTAAGAACCCTGGAAGCGGTACGATTTATACACCAGCTTCTATGGTGGGCGCGGGGGGCGGCGCGGCAGGATTAGTTTCACAAACAGCACCTTATGACTCTGCAACAGGTAAGGCCGTAGATACTGCGCTTGGCGTTGGCGGAATACTTGGAAAACTTGCTAAAGGATTAACTGGGTACGGTATTGTTTCTTCATTTTTACCTGGAACGGATGAAACTGTACAAACTGATTTATTAATGAAACGCATTGGGTTTTTTACAAATTACAGCGGTGCAACTAACCCTTCTGGAAAAGAAGCGGGCGCTTTAGCAAACGACCTTGCTAAACGCGGTACAGTAACATCCAGCTTAGATACATTAAATGCGTTAGCTGCTTCACAAAGCCTTGGGCTTATGGGCGGTGGCAATACGTTTATGCAAGGCGTTGCAAACGTTTCAAACTTAACACCTGGTATGGGTGTAGAAGGTTCTATGCGCGCAACTGGCGCAATGCAACAAGCTTCTAGTGTGAATATGCTTCGTGGTATTGGTATTCAACTACGCAATGCTGATGGAACTCTTGTAGCACCTGATAAAGTAATTGATGATGTTTGGAATAAGATTTGTAAAGATTATAAACAAGCATACGGCTCTGCACGTAACAATGGTCAACCTAGCTTACAAGAAGTTCAGATAGCCCTTCAACCTGGTAATTCTCTTGACTCTATGCTTAATCAATATTTTGGCGGAGACCCTATGTTAAAAAACATGGTTATGAATGGGCTTCTTTATAGAGCTCAAAGTAACGGAACTACTATATCTGGTGCTGGGGGCCCAACAGACGATAAGGGAAATCAAAACGCATTACAACTAGCTACTACTACAACGGCAGTTAGTTCTTTATCTCAACGCTATACCGCTACTACAACTTTGTTAACTGCTAAGGCGCCTACAGGAGCTGGTGGTTTTACGGACGCTAACACTTTAATTAGTGGTTTTATTTCATCCATACAATCAGGGCTAGCACAGCTTTTGCCATTAAAAACGTTTCTGGACACGCTCTTATCTGCTTCGGGCGGCGCCCCAACGGACGCAATATCCGCACTTGTTGGCCTTTACGGTAAAGCGGAAGGTGGGCCTGTACAAGGAGGCACTGCTTACATTGTAGGTGAGCGCGGACCTGAGCTATTTGTTCCTGGCGTATCAGGGGCAATTGTCCCTAATGACCAAATTCAACCAAACCAAAATAAAAACAGCGGAACAATAACCGGTAGTTCTAATAACACTTATAACTTTAACATTAACATTCCAAACGCTAATACTCCAGAAGTTATTGCCGAACTTCGTAAACTTTTATCCAACCTTGAAACTAACAAGATAGTGAGTGAATCATGACCTTATTAGCAGCCAATAGTGGGTTAGCTTCTGCCACCTCTGCAGCAAGTGTAGCAAGCGCAACCACTTTATCTACTCAACGTTTACAAGCACTTGAATCAACAATTAAAACAAATGTAAATACGGCTGTAGCTGTAAACCCTAATACATTTTATACTCAAGACGTTACTCTTAGTTATAATGGTATTACACCATCAAGTTCTTTAGCTGCGGTAACTCAAGCAGGTATTACACAACCTATAGGATATAAATTTAATTTACCTCCACACGATTGGAGTTTGCCGCTTAGACCCTCTACTGTAGATCCAGATATAGTTGGCTACACCAATACCGCTTCATTCCACGGGTTACGGCGCGGACGTTTATGGTATTGGGCTGGTTCTAGCAGCACAGGAGCTGTTCCTTTAACAACAGCGGCTGGAACTTCAACACCTTTAAACTTAATAGATACTGCTTATGGTTTTCAATTCTTATGGAACCCTACAAGTATTTCAACTAGCGTTGCTAGAAATATGAACATTACCCCGTCTAGCGCAGACGCTTTGCGCGTAGTAGCTGGAGTATTTCCTGGACAAGAAACTATAACTTTAAGTCTTGTGCTAGATAGAACTAATGATTTTGCATGTATTCGCGCTGAAGCACAAGATGCTGCATTAAATGTAATAACTGGAAGCGCTGGCGGCTCATCTCCAATCATAAACAACCTAAGCGTGTTTAGTAGACACTATAACTCTTTATATCCTGGTGCCTCTACAGATCAAAACATGTCTGATCAAATAGCTAAACTAATGTCACAAGGCACAATGGCTGATCTTGAATACCTATTCAAAGCCATTAACGGAAGTGGCAATGGAACTTTAGAGTGGGTAACTTTGCTTGGTAAGAAGACAGCTAACGTAGGATATTTAGCGCCAACTTTGCTTGGAATACAGCTTGGACCTACGCTTGATAACTTATCTTATGTAGGTTGGGCCTCTAATATCAGCATTAACCACACTGCTTTTACTGAAACAATGGTACCGATTAGAACAGAAGTATCTATTTCAATTCAATGTTTCTCTGGTTCTGGATTGACTTCGGGGGTTTAAAAATGTCTATTTATAAAGGCTCTAGATATGAATACTCCACGATTGATTACTTTACCCACACCTTAAATGGGGTTGAAAAGCCAGTTGTATTTTACACGTTTTCTAATTTGGGCCTTACTAATTACTGGGAGCACGTGTATGTTCAAGGAGAACGGTTAGATCAAATTGCGTTTAAATACTATAATCGACCAGAATATTGGTGGATTATTCCTGAATACAACCCCGTGTTAACAGATTTAAATAACATTCAACCCGGAACTGTATTGAGAATACCTAATGTTTAACTACATATCAATTGACTTTCCTGAAACTACAATACAACCTACTGTTGTATATCGAGCTGACCTATTTCAAAAAAGGTATGCGCACGAAATGATTTCGTTGTATTTTAAAGACTGGGGCGTTCAATACGATGTTGTTAAAGCGGGCTCTCCTGTTCATTTAGTTATTAATGGGTTAAACCAACAAAGAGAAATGTACGGGTACGTTCATCATATAAATATAGACAGATCTCCTGGAAAGTACTTTACAGAAGTAGTTGTTATTGGCGCGTCGTTTCCAATGAAACAACAAAACCAAAATATATATAAAAACGTGACTGCAGATCAAGTGGTAAAAAGTATTGCCGCAGATTATAACTTTGTCTGCTATGCCATACCGCACCCGCGCGTATACCCACAAATAGCACAAGCTGGGCATTCTGATTGGGAACTACTAGTACGTTTATCTAAACAATGCGGCTATACCTTGCGAGCTAATAACACTGAATTATACTTCCAACCTATTATGTACGACTACACCACATACAGAGAAGAAGCGCCTCATTTTATAATGAGATCCGCAAGTGACCCACTTGGATCTACTATTTATTCATTTAAACCTATGATCGGTGAGTCTATACCTTATGAAGACGCAACTAAAGGGGCAGTAGCTGTGAGCGGTGTAGATATTACTAATGCAACTCCTATATCTATTACACAAAAGATAAGAGCGGCTAAAACCAGAGTAAAACAACAAATAGAATTCTTTGATAGGTTTGACACCGCAACTGTTGCCAATACCCCATTAGTAGCTCAATATGAAGCCGAAGCTGCTGAAAATAGAAACTATTTCCCTTATAGAGGTGTGGTGGAAGTACTTGGTAATCCAAACTTGCGCCCAGATATGCCTGTATACCTTGATGGCATTGGAGAGCCTTATGCAGGCTATTGGGTAGTCTTAGAAGCAACTCACCATATTGTAGAAGAAGAGCTCAACCGACAAAAATACACAACTACTTTAATTGTTGGAACAGACTCTTTAGGAGCGGCTACTAGATGGACAGATAGTAAAACTATATCATCCCCAAGCTATACCCCTAAAAGAACTATTATACCTAATGTTCTTCAAACTAAAGTTAAACCAGTTACAGTTCTTAATAAAAAAGTTAAGTATGATACTTTGTCTAACAC